ATCGGTGTAACCGAAATAGTTGTATCTTCTCCATTTGCATCAACAATTGGTCTAGCATTCGTAACTGTACTTCTTCTTTCTTTTGCACCTTCAAACTCTGTTGAGTCTACTTCGGCATCTAAACTTGCACCTAAAAACTTTCCAAACTTTTTGTCAGAGTCAAATGCACCAAGTCCAATAATTCCTTCATCATAAAAAAATGAGTCTAAACTTTTAGGCAATCCATCAAGATCTCCTAAAACATCTAAACTCTCTAAAGTTGTAAATGCTTCTTGTGATGCACTATTCATAAAGTGCAAATCTTGACCACTACCTGTAGACCATTTATCTACGTTAAAGTTGTAACAAATTAATTTATTATTTATAAAATTTGTTCCTGTTGCGCCTTCCCCACGATAACTCCAAACTACCATTGAGTTATTTGGATCAACAGCAGAGCATATTCCTTCGAAATTAGATGTTATATCTTGCAAAAAGAAATCATCTATTTTTCCATTTCCTATTGGAGTTAATTGCTGTCCACCTGTTAGTTTATAAAATCCATCTTGTGCTAGAAAGAAAATATCATTTCCAAAACTTACAACTGATTTTGGTGCAAAAGCGCCTATATTATCAGCTATTTTACTGAATTGAAAAATTAATGGAGTTCCAACATAATCCATACGAAAGATTGCTCTTTCCATAAAAATTACACCAAAACTTTCTCCGCCTACAACAGCTTGAACAGACCCATGCGTTCCCACGAGGTCTTGATAGCCTGATTGAGTCGATTGACTAGGAGTCCATTGTGCTGAATTATTTAATCCGCTCCACTTCACTCTTTGATTGTAAGTAGTTGAGGATTCAGTTGTATATCCTGAAACAACAAAATCACGAATAACGGCTAAATATTTTGCTTTTAATGAAACTAAATCAGAAAAAGCACTATCAACGCCTTCTTCAAATTTTTGTATATTATCAGCGCCATTAGTTGCAATAATATTTGATCCAAATTGTGTAAAAGACCAAAAATCTCTACTACCTTCTGTTGTGCTGTTATTATATCCACCCGCTTTACTTTTATCAATAAATACTAAGCTATTATTCATTTGATAAAGCTTTGTTCCATCTCCTGCATAATTTGTTGAACCACCAGCAGAAAAACTTGTAAACAATCCAACAGGAGTTGAAGTTAATCCTGTTCCGCTTAAACCAACAAATCTAGGAAAAGATTTATAACCTTTTGCTAATGGAATTACGCCATCAACTTTAATTGCTCCACTATTTTGATAAGTAGGCAAGTCAGCTTGTAATTGTCCAAATTCTATTTGTGGCATTATGTAACTCTATTTGTTGACATTTGTAACGGCGCTGAGGATTCTCTTCCTCTTTGTGCGGACTCGTTAGCTGTCTTAACTCCTTCTTTGTAAAGTTGAGCCCAAACTTGCAATCGTTCATCTTGAACTAAAAAGGGTGCTGACTCAGCCAAGGAAGCATAAAGATACAAATCCGGAAAGTTAGTTAAAATTTCATTTGTTGTATTTGTACTTGATAAAGCAGTTGGTTTTTTAAAAAAACCTAATTCTAAAACTTTTGCCGCATCGGGCATTGGTCCCAGATATATTTTGCTACCAACTATTGTATAGTAAGTAGGTGCTCCAGAAGACTCTCCAGCGTTATAAACTCTAAAAAAATCTGGTGGAGCCATAAAGTATAAAAACTTATAAGGACTAGATTGATACATAACATAGCGCATTTCTAGATAACCTGTTGGTAAATCATAGCTTTGAGTGCCAGAAACAGTATTAGTTGTAACATCAACAGTTTCCATTTCACGCAAACGCAAATCTCTTGAGTGTCTTGCTTCTGCAAGATCAATAAAAGTATCTAAATATTCTGTTAAATCAGTTCTATTAAGATAATTTGCAATCTCTGTTTTTAAATTTGCGTAAGTATCTAAAGCCATTATATTTTTCCATTATATAGTTTGAAAACGCTGTTATCTGGGTTATTTAACCATTTTCTAAAACGAACCTTGTCTTTAATTGCTCCAGCGTTAGTCATAATTCCTTGTTGTGCTAATTTCTGAACAACAATTAAAGGAATAGACGCAACTTTTGTCATTCCTGCGTGTTTACCTAATTCGCCTTGAAACTTTAAAGCCTCATTACCTAAGTTAGTTTCTTTTTTATTTTCTTCTATTAAAGGCTCAATATCTTGCACATCTTCAAAATGATATTTGTTATCGCTTTCGTCAATGTGCATTTTAGTTTTAATCGTAGATGTACTGTTAGCATCATCTATCCATATTTTTTTTGACATATTATAATTAAATCATTTCAGTTGCGTATAAACTTCCACTTGTTGAAGCTTCTCTAATTGCGGCAATTTTATCGCCACCACTTACTTTAATAAAAATAACTTCATCTTTAGGCAAATATGATAAGCTTGTGGTTGCAGTTGGAGAAGATGCTAAGTGAAAATGACATCCTGCCGTCTTTGCACATAACATTACATAACTTGTATCTGATCCAAAAGCAGTTGATTGAGTTACAGACGATCCAGTAAAATCAATTTTGTGAACTGTTGACGGTCTTCCGTAATATATTCCTGCATTAGCCATAATATTAACCCATTCTTCTAATTACAAAAGTTACTTCACATTCACAAGCGGTTGAAGATGCGCCATCTGTAATCATTTCGATTGTTTGTCCTTCTGCTACATAATTTGCACTTGAAGGAGTTGATGAGTCAACATCTCCTGCGGCACTTCCAGATTGTGTTACTGTAATATTACCACCACCAACAGCAGTACCACCTATTTCAAAAGATAGACCTGCATCAGCGGAAGAAATTGCATTTTTAATTGTAGTATAAATTTTAATAATTTTTCCACTATCAGGAGCAGTTACAAAACTACTACCTGCTGTTGAGATAGTTGTAATTTTTCCTGTTAAAAAATAATCGTTTAATGTTCTCATTGTTTTTCCTATTGTTCCGTGATTTATTCACTTCAATAAATAAAGGGCGTTACAACAACGCCCCTTATATAAAAATAATTTATAATTAAGCAGTTAAGGCAAAAATACCATAATTGGCATTTGGAGCCCTAGAAACTAGAGTGTACTCAGTTAGAATCATTCGTCTATCTGCATCTCCAGTTTTTGCTAATTCCTTAGTTTCAAACGGTCTCAAGTATGCGAGTTCCCATTTATCCATTTCAAGAATATCTACTCTGTTAGCTTGTTGAAATCTATCAGCAACAAATGACACTTCGCCAAAATCACTAATATATACATCCACAGCGCCTATTACTCTTTTAGAAGCAATATCATTTGTGTTAGTAGCAATACCATTAAAGCCACTTGCAGTTTGTTTATGCGAAGCAGTCATTAAAACTACATCAGGATTTCCACCAAGTTCAAAGGATTTTTTTAATCCAGCTTTTAATAAATCTTCAGTAAAAGCCCTTAAAGTTCCATTTGCATTTCTTTTAACTAATCCATCGCCATTTAATCCAGCACCAACGGCACCTGCGGCATTGGCATAAGTTGTATTAGCAGCCGCAGAATAGTTCTCAGCCGCAGTTGCAGTTCCACTTATATTGCCACCGTACCAAGTTCCTACTGAGCCTAATTCTCTGGCAGTTCCGGCCGCTCCAGCAGTTTTAAAAGTTTCTAAACCGATCATAGTATGTTCCATGTCCCGTTTTAGTTCCTTACCTGCTTTGGCCATTTGGTAAGCGAGTTCGTCACCACGACCAGCATTTGTAACAGCTTGGTCAGTTCCAGATACGCCAATAACTTTTGTGCTTATCTGAGTGTAATCGCCAAGTCTGGTAGTTGCTACCGTGGCCAAGTTAGCGGCATCATCACCCTCGATTTGTTTATTTGCACCAGCATTTGCTAGTCCGTCAGTTTGCCATTCGTGATTACTTTGGGAAGCATTTCCCTTTCCAGCGTTAGACATGAACGGAACCTCGATTGGCGATATATTATATATAACATCAGCAAGGTCCTCTTTAATTCCAACTCTGGTATATGTTTGTACGGTATTTGTAGGTACAGCCATATTATTCTCCTTTATTCATTAAAGTACATTTGTTTCAACACCGATTGTGCATCTTTCAAATGTCCAGATTTCTTAAGTCTTGACATTCTCTTTTCAGTATTTTGCCTATCTTCAGAATCTTCACGAACATTAGAAGCATTTGATGTAATATTTCTTGGGGTTGTTTTAACTTTTTTATTTGCTAATTTAGTTTTTTTAATTTGATTATATCTATACGCATCTGCTAATAGCAAAACCGCTCTATGATCTACCATCATAGAAATTTCTTTTTGAGTATAACCTTGTTCTAATGCAAAATTTGTTAATTTTTCCAATAATTGAGGCCCTTTCTCCTTGTCAGCATAAACAGGCATTTTTTCTGCTAAAATTTGACGCTCTTTAACAAGATAGTTATTGTAAACTTTTTCTTGTTCTTTGCGTTTCTCTTCATTAATGCGTTGTTGTTCTAACTGTGCAAGTTGCAAAGCTTCTTTTCTTTTATCATCATCAGCTTTCAATTTAACATACTCTGCTGGATTTTCTTGATATAAAGTTTCCCAATCAATGTTGTTATCTTGATTTAGATGTTTTGTTAATTCTGTTAATTGTTGCTCATATTGAGAACGAGAATTTTTAACTGCTTCTAACTCTTTTCTTAAGCTATCTTGTTGAGTTTCTATTTCTCTACGCTGATTGCCTAAATCTTGAGTTTTTTTTGTATAGTCAGACTCACGCTGGTAACCTTTCAAGGCCTCGTCAAGGGTAACTTCAAGTTCTTGATCTCCGATCTTAACTTTATAAAGTTCCTCTTGGGCTTTTGAAGTGGCTTCTGTGTTATCTTCTATGTTGTCGCCATCCACACTTTCAAATAATTCATCGGTCACCTCTTCTTGAGGCTCAATATCGTTATTCTCTTTTGTTTCTGGTTCAAGTTGTTCATTACTTGCAGTTTCTTTATTTAAAAGTGTCGTGAACGCCTTGGCGGTTTCTTCCGTAGTATAGGTTGGTTTTGAAACGCCAGACTCCTCACTTTGAGGTTGGTCTACCATTATTAACTCCTTATTTGTTAATCTGTTTAGTTGCTAGTTTACCTGTTTCCATAACAGATTGTAGTTGCACCAAAAGAACATTTAACATTTTTTTCATCATGTAAATTTTTTCTCGTCCTTCGGTATCTCTTACTGGTGAATTGATCCATTCTAAATCTAATTCAGCAGAAACTTTTTGTATTGCTTCAGCAAATATTTCATCTTCTATTATTGCTTTTGCTCTTTGTCCTCTTTGTATTTCTTTTTCTTTATCCATTAAATATCAGCCCCATAAACATCTTCATAATTTACAGCAAAAGGTGGTTGAGGCGGAGGCGTGTATGCGTTAATATTTTGTGCTTCAAATTGATTTACACTACCACCAGATTTTTTTGCATCTTCAATAACTTGTTGCTCTGTCATTGTTGGCGCTTGATAATTTCCTTGATTTTGATTATTTGCTTGTTGTATTTGATAATTAATTTCTTCTGGAGTAAATATACTTAGTTGATTTGTTGCTAATCTATTACCACCTTGATTGGCAGCTTCAGCATTACTTATAATCCCAAAAGCATTTCCAAGATTAAATGTGTTTTGATCTTTGTCATTAACTCCTGTGGCGTAACCTCTTCTAGTTAATTCATTGATTATAAAATCTCTTCGCATTTTATTTTGATTACCAAAAGGTAAAGCAAATTGCCAAGGCATAAAACTACCACCAAGAGTTGCATTAAATTTATCGCCTTTTAACCAACCATCATCAAGGTATTTTAATAATTCATAATCATTTGCATTTTTCATTTCTTCAATAGACATATAAGGTCTTTCTTCTGGATCATCTCTATCATCTTCATCATACATAGATTGACCAAAAGTTTCTATTGGCTGACAAATACCATCAACTAACATAAATCCTTCTTGGCAAGGGTCAACAGGATCATCTTCTGCTGAAAAATCCATTTGAGGATTTGGGTATAATGCTTCATCAGACAATCCTTGCTCTGTTCTTAAATCAAATATTGGATTGCGAAAATTTCCTGCAGAATTAATATCAGGCTCAGATTGTGATGTGTTTAAATACTGATCTATAACATCTTGTGCTTTTTTACTTTGTCCAAAAGAATTAAATGTATCAACCATTAATTCATACTCTGTTGTAAAATTTTAGAAGCAAGTTTTTCCTTTTCCAACTCCGATACTTTTTGATCCTTAACAACTTGCGTTGCTAGTTTTTGTTCATCTAAATTTAATCTTTGCATTTTAATAATATTATCTTGTTCTTGTTTTTGTTGTTTTAATTGTAAATCTGCCATACCTTTTTGTTGTCGCATTTGAATATCTTGTTTTGCAATCTCTAAAGCTGGATCAGGTTGTGGTTGTTTAGGTGGTTGCGGAGGAACAGTTGACGGATTAATAAAAAATTGTGTAGCATCTTTGTATCCTGCATTTTCTAAATACTTTTCTAAAGTATTATAAATGTTTTGCGGTGTTACTAATCCCATTCCGCCACCTTGTATTAATTTCTCTTGAACAGCTAAAACTTGTTGTAAAACTTGTAAGCGTTGATCTTGATTTCCTGTTCCTAGACCTACTTGAACAGTAGCATCATATTTTGTTGTCCATTCTCTTGGATTCATTGGAACAAAATTTCCTCTTAGTCTAATAATTTTTTCTTGATCTTGATACTCACACACAACAGCTAATATATTTCTAAATATATCTTTAACACCTTCTGCAAAATTACGAGCAATCAATTCAATGCGCTGGGTTCCAGCAGCCATCATTTGATTTGTAGATGTTGCCGTAGTATGACTTTTGTTTATTGTGTCAGGATTTAATCCTACATTTTGTTTTGGAACACCTGATCTTTTTTCTTTAATTTCATCTATCTTTGCCAACATAGATAAACCCTCGTTTAAGAAATTGGGAGTTTGCATTGGCGTAACAGCATTGGGACTTTTAACCCGAATAATTCCACCCGGTCTTGATGTGAGTAAATCATCTAAATTTGCTTGTCCATCAACAACAACTGTTCTTGCTGAATTTTGCAAATACATATTATCTAATAATTGGCGTGTAACGGTTGTGGAAACCTGTTGAACATCTGCCAATAAATCATAAAAAGATAAACCAAAGAAACGAAAAGGCATTGGGATAGCTGTAACCATAGCAAAAGGTATTAATGGTATTTCTTCGTTTTCTAAAATAACATAATTATTATAACCACTACCACCAACAATAATTTTTCTAAGTTCAGCGATGCCATCGCCATCCATATCAACTTTCATGTAACATTCAGTTATCTGAACAACACGCAAAGCTGGGTCAATGTTTGATAACTCCATATCAGAGGTTTCATCATCATAACTTCGTCTTACAATAGCTTCAGTATTAAAAGCTTGATCTTCTGCTGTGGGTAAACTTTCAACATCTTTTTTATTGAAACCCATATCAACTAATTCAGATACAGTTTTTGATACTCGTTGAGCGATAAAGTCGCAATCCTTTATTGATTTCGCTCTTTTAGATACTAAAATTTCTTCGGGAGGAACCGCTTCAATTTCTACTTTAGAATAATCTTTTACTCTTTGAACTTCAACATTAAAGGTTGTTTCTGTTTGGCCCATAATCTTTTGTTCTTGTTGTTCTAAACCTATAATTTCTATTTCATCATCAACTAACAACGCTTGATATTCTGGCTCTGTTAAATTTTTGTAGGACTCTTTTTTCTGCTCTTTAGATGTTTTCCAGTAAATTTTACAGAAACCATTTTTTTGTAACAATGCTGTTTTGAACATTGAATACAGAATATCAAAACCATTATTTTCCTTAGTAAATATATAATTACAATAATCGGAAATCTGTTCAGCGTAAGGAACATCATCTGGTTGTGTAGGCTCAAAATTAACAATCTTATCTTGTTGCGTAAACATACGCATTAAACTTGGCAGTATTGCTTCAACAACTTCTAATAAATCTTGTGAAACAACAGCAGATCGTCCTTCTACTTCATTTCCCATAGGCTCGCCTAAATAATATTTGAGCGCTTCTTTTCGTGAAGTTGCTAAATCACTTGAATAAAATCCAAGAGAGTTTTGTACCTCTTGAGATATTAATGAAAGTAATTTTGATTTTGATAATTTTGCCATTGATTAAATAATTCCTTGTTGTGGGTAGTCTATTTTAGTTGTCCATTGTGTTGTTTGTTGATTGCCTACCGCAAAATAGCGAAAGCTATCTGAAGCATGACTTGTCCAATCGTGAACAGGCTTAGCTTTAATTTCGCCTTTATGCGTTGTAGCCCAACGATATTGTCTTAATGCGTCTAGTCCTTCTTTGCATTTGTCATAATCCCACCAACACTTTGAAAGGATTTGTCTTACAGCATTGATACCGTCCTCAATACTTAGCTTGGGAACAATAGATGTTCTAAGTCCTAAGCTTTGCGCTGTTTCTAATCGTGATACGCCAGTTCCTATTTCCCTAACATTAGCATCATGGGGCAAATAATGTGTATCATACAAATAACCTTTTTCTTGTAAAAGATTTGCGTAAAATTCTAAACCTTCGCCTGTATGTTCTTCATAATCTATTACATGAAAAGCAGATCCTTTTTGTTGTATAAACCATAAGGAAGTACTGTCAGCCATTCCTAAGTCCCAGAAAGTATTTACTTTCAAAGATGTATCGTAAGGAACTTTTGTTATACGATTTTCTTCTTCTGCTTTCGTTAAGCCTTTTGCGTAGATACTACCAATAGCTGACGAGTCAAAAGATACTTCAAATTCGCTTTCGTATACCTCAGGAGGCATTAATGCTTTTGCTTCGTTTAATTCTAACTCAGATATAATTTCTGTTTCACTTGCTTTAAAGCTATCAGCGTACCAATCATCTTGGTGTAACGCATGATTATACAAGTCAAAGAATGAATTATGTCCAGCGGGAGTTCCAATCGCAATCATCCAGCCGTTTCTATCAGATAATGCAGGTCTAACTACCTCAGGAAAAAGTCTTGGAGGCATTTGCGCCACCTCATCTAAAACCACGCCGTCAATATACAAACCTCTTAATGAGTCTGGTCTTTCACAACCGAGTAATTGTATTCTGCCACCTGTAGGAAAATCTGCTCGTAACTCTGTTTCGTGAAATTGCATATCCGGAATAACTTCTGTGTATTCTTTCAAATAATCCCACGCCGCTCTTTTGCTCATAGCGTAAGTTGGACTAATATAATAATAACGAGGTCTAGCTAAAGTGTTTTGTAAGCACTTCTTAATCATTTCATTAATGCACAAAACAGTTTTGCCAAACCGCCTATGACATACTAAGACATTAAATCGCTTTAAACTTTCGTGAACTTTTTTTTGCAACTCTCTTGGTTTATACGGAATTACAATTTTCACTTTTTATCGTTCAGTATATCTCTTATCGCCGCTACATCATGTCCTTTAACTACACCTTTTCCGTAGTTATCAGAGTATTGTGTTTTTTCTTTTTCTGATTTGTTAATTTCAACAACTAAATCTTTAAAAGATAATTCTGTTTTTTTAGGTTTAGATTTCTTATTCATAAAAAATTCTCGTAGAGATTTGTGTTGCAGTTTAAATGGGTTACTAAAGCTTAAGCAAAGAGTCGAGGGGGTTCTTCGTTTTAAAAAATTTGTAAAAAAAAATCTAAAAAAATCAAATTCAATCGTAATGAATTGTTTTTCTTTATCAGGCTTGAATAAATCAGCATGAGTTCAAAAAGAGTACAAATAATTTTTTAATATTATTTTATTTTAATAATTTCTCACGAAAAACTTTGTGTAAAAAAGTATTTAAAATATATTATCTTTATATCCACAAACAAATATCACACTACTCACGCTTACGCATACTTACATTTACTTACTATATTCAAACATATTCAGCATATATTCGTCTATAACTATAACATTACACTATCTTATACTAATGCTTAACTATTACTGTTAAAGCTTAACCTTGAATGGATATAAGCTAATGATGTTACTTTTCCCACTCTATTGATAATGTTTGTCCATTACTACTTGTAAGAGATAGCTGTTGTTTATCTGTGCCATATACTTTGGGCTGTAACTTGGACGCTTTGAACTGTTTATGTTTAGTCCATATATCTAAGGCTTTGATGGCGGCAATATCCATTTTCTTATCTTTAGCTTGATCTATCGCATCTCTTGTTACTGTTTCCACATCATCAAAAGTATAATCTATTCCGTCTTGTTTTGCCTGTGCGTACTTAGTTCTTAAATCTTCATCCTTAAGTAGCCATGATCTCCATGTTGGCCATGTTATGTTCTCTTGTTCAGTAGCATATCGTATTGACTCTCCTTGAGCCAATCGTTCAAGTATTTTCTTGATGATTGTTTTACTATACTTTGTAGGTCTACCTATTTTCTTTTCCATTAATGTATTGTTTCTTTTGTGTTTCTAACAGCATGAAATCTTGAATCCTCTTTAATTGTATCTGCAAAGTCTAAAGCTTGTGTTTCATTCTCAAAGTTAGTGAAATGTATTACTAACTCTGGAGTTTCTGTTTCTGGGTTTTGTAGTAAAAACATTGTGCATATAAGATTATTTTTGTCGAGTAAGTGTTTCATAAAGTAATTCTTTTGTTTGTTCGTAAGTAATATTAGTATTGTAATTCTTTAATTGTGTAAACACCCACAAGATATAATCTGGCTGTATATCAGCTAAATCACAAACATAATGAAAGTCTTTGTGAAAAAACCATTGTAAAGCTTCTTGTCTATGTTTTATGTTAGATTTTCTTTTATCAAAGAATTTATTTAATCCATCAAGAATAGCTTGAACTAACACACCACGAAACAATTTTTGTTCCGATTGTATCATAAAATAAAAAAAACCTTTGATGTTAAAGGTTATTGAATTGATTAATTGCTTATATATTAAACGCAATTATCGAGTTTGATGGTTTTATATAATTCTTCTTTTGATTTGGATAGGAGAACAAGACAAGATCATTACAGTTTATAATATTCAATTAACTTATCTAAACATTCTCTAAACTCATCAATTCTATTATCAGCTTTTTTATCTTCTATTATAACTGTCCAAGCAATATCAGATAAATTGTTTAAATATTTATTAACTCGTCTAAATTCAGTATGAGCGTCTATTTGATGTGATTGATATTCTGTAACTGATCCTGTCGATCTATCTTTGTAAGACATTATTACTGTTGGTTGTAATCCAGCATGAAAGGCATTAATTTCAAACTTACTCCCCGCAATAAATCTTAATGTATTTCGCTCTCTATCTCTAATATCTAGTAAATTTCTATGATAATAATTCTCTAATGTTGAATTATGAGTCTTTTCAACTCTACGACCACCACTTGCTTTGCTAAATGTTAGTCTAAATTCTTCTTTATCAACTAATCTAATTAATTTATCTTTAATTCTAATAAGTTTTTGAGCGCCATAATCTGATGGTTGTATCTTATTTTTCTTTTTTTTACTTACCACGCTTTAAATTCTTTCTCTGTTATCAGTTTTTCATCATACATTCGTCTAACCATATCATCAGATATTGCAGTTGATCTCATTCCTTTTTTTACAAAAAACACATAATCTTTGTAGCTTTTCTTAGATTGTGTTTCAAAATTATATGTTTCTTTTTTAACAGATATTTCTTCTTCCCAACGCTCTTGATTAAGCCATGTAGAAAAATGAGGAATGAACTGAGGATCACTAATACTGGAGCAAAGTTCGTTATATTTAGTGATTATTTTATCTTTATCAATATCAAATGCTTTTTTAAGATAAGAGTTAAGCGCAACAACTTTTGATCCTTTTTTAAATTTTAAATTTGGCCATATATTATTATTAAAAAGAGATATAGATTCAGATTCAGATACTCTGTTGAGTTTTTGCTTCTGCTCTGTTGAACGTTTGCTTCTTGATGATGATTTTCCTGCTTCACTTTTGTTTCTAATTGTTTGTATTTCATTATTAAAATCGTCAAATTGTCGTTGATTATGATAATAATTATCAATTAAAACAAACTTTTTGTTTAATATAAACATTAAATCACGCTTTAACTCTTCAACTTTTTCTGGATTTTTGTCATAAACATTAACGCTAAGACATAATTCATCAAAGTTATTGGGTAAGCCACGACCATTTTCCATACCTGCCAAGCAAAAAAGAGTAAAATATATACCTTTTTGTTGATGTGTTAGACCTCTGCAACCATTTAAAAAATCACTAAAATAAAGTTTAACCCAAGGAAGTTTAATGTTCATTTTTCTTTTCCCATCTATATTTTGACTCAGTATAAACATCTTGCCACGCTCTATTAGGTCTTGCTCTCCAACCTTTTGCATTTTTAGATAAAGGTTTTGTTGTATTAACATTGTTCCATCCAACAGCTTTTAGACTTGATCCAGACTCTTTAGTTAGAGTATATGTCAAAATTTTTTTACCACCCATTTGTTGCCATATTCTCCACGATCTTCCATATAAAAATGAACAAGTATTTTTAGGGGCGTTTTCTAAAACACAGCATCTAAGAACTTCAACAGTAAACATATCATCTAATTTTAAACTTATAGGTCTGCCAACAACAGCAACTCCAACTAATTCATCATTATATTCTGCGCCAATAGAAAATTTACAACCAACAACTTTTTTGTTGTGTCTATGATGTTGAGTAATAAATAAATTTGCAAACTTTAAAGTTAAAGGGACAACAGTAAAATTCATTTAGAAACCCCTATGTATTGATGTGAGTAACAAATTCTGTTCATGTGTCTTAAAAGACCTTCCTCTGTTTGTATTAAATTTCCACCCGCTCTTGCTCTGCGAATATCTTTTAAATATGCTTTACTATGATCTTTTTTGTTAGATGATGTTGGTTTCCAAGCTTTTGATTGTTCTCTATACTCACCAAGTCTTGGGTGCGCTGTTTTAGAAAAGTATTTAATATCTTGTTTAATGTGCATTTCGCCCATAAAATCTGACAATCGAACACCTATTCCTAAACCTTGAAAATCTGGCAATATAACTAATCTGTGTCCACGATAACATTTTCCCTCTATTGTTCCTGTTGGGAGTGGGATTGAACTAGAAAATCCAACTGGGTTTCCTTCCCAGACGGCAAGCCAACATCTTGCACCTCGATTAATGTCTCCTGTGAGATAATGATGCTCCCTGAACAATGACCATATTTCGACTGAACAAGGAAATATTTCCAGAACGATCTTGGGTCGCCTTTCCCACCTCCTTCCAACAACTTTGTTGGATGTAGTGTCAAAAACCCAATCTGGCCTTAGCCAATCAATGATGTCATAATGACAACTAGCAAAAACAATGTTCTTTAAATTTTGTTTTTTAATATATTTGCCTAATGCGTTTGCGCATGACTTTGCAACATTACGATCTACAACGCTTGTAAACTCATCAATAACAGCATTGTCTTTAAGTCTTTTAGCTAAATCAACTCTAAACTTTTCTCCAGTTGATAATACATGATATGGTTTTAACCAGCTGGGAATACTATTAAACCCAACAGCAGATAATTTATCAACAGCTTCATCATGTGTTTCAAAATGAGAACAAACAGCTTTGTTACTATCCCATTGTATATTTTCTTCTTCGTTAAACTCTTTTAATATATTTGATTTACCACTGCCTGAGGGTCCAACAACTAAACCTACATTAAAATCATTTTCAGGTCTTTTAAATCTAGGCATTGTAAATGTAACTTTTCCATCAAATTCAAAATCAAATGAATTACTTATTTCTTTAGTAATTTCATCTTGCTTAACAGTAGAACTTAAAACTTTCTCTTGATTTAATTCTTTATCATTAAAAAGACTCATAACGGCTCTTTCAAAACTGTTATGCTTCTGTGTAAATAGGGCGAATATTCTATAAAATTTTTATCTCTTAGAAGATAAATATATCTATCAATATTGCTTGTGCTTACTAAATTAACACCTTTAGCAATTTCTCTTAATGTAGGTGATTGTTTGTTTTGCTTTTGATAAGAAACAATAAAAGATAAAACTTTTTTTTGTTTTTTTGTTAAAGAAACATTAAAATCTTTTGTTTTGTTACACAGATTACATTTAATTTGCATAACAAGAACATTTATAGAAACTTCTTTTTTATTTCATTGAGGGAACTTACAAGAATTTTCTTTTAATTGCTTAAAATTGCTTACAACAATGTTTGACGAAACAAATAAATATTTTATTATTTTATTTGATGTTGCGGAAAGCGTCAGGAATGAGTCTTGACGCTTTTTTTTAATCTAATTGAACTAAGTTATCCGCACCTTCTAATTTGCATAAATTCCAAGCCATTATAAAACAAGAAGACCATTTTATCTTACAAGTTAACCAAGCTGTACTGCCTATAGGAGAAAAACCATGTTTTCCTGTTTTTCTACTCTTAGTATCAAGCCAACCAACCCATATTTCTCCAGCCTCATTTTCAACAACATTTAATTTTCCAATTCCTACTTCATCAATTTCTTTATTTTTTTCGTATGATCCATCAAACACCATTACTTCCGATTGATTTAGTGGTAGATGAAATTTAGAGGATTCATAAGATTGACCACGATAAAGTAATCCAAAATAATTTTCTTTAATTGGTGTAGGAACATATAATTGAGGTCTTGATGTCTTAAACATTTCACACTTTAATCCGGTAAAAAAAGTACCAGCTATGTCTAGTGCTAACGATGGATATAATAACTCTTGTTCATCGGTATATAATTCTGGAATTGATGAAAGTTTTTTTGCCATTCGTGTTGTTAAATTTGCACGACCATTTAAAACTTTGTTTAAATGTATGTAATTGGTGCCAATCTTATTAGCGATCTCTTCTTGTGAAAGACTACTTTTCTTGACTAGGTTTTTTAACCTATTACTCATCTGTAATACACTCATAATCAACTATATTTATATTACTATTAATTAATTTTGCAAAGTATTTCTTATTTTTGCTTATTTTTGCTTAATTATTTTAATAATAATCCTTGTACTTGTGTAAAATTGCTTATATTCACATCAATTATTCTTAATTTTTAATTAAATTAACAATATAAATGCTAATTTGATAAGCAAAATAGCAGAAAACTTGAAGGAAATTATTATGAAAATATTTCGCATAAAAAACAAAAAGTTATCCTCAAGACAAAGAAGAGAGTTAGCTTTTAAAGAACTTGCATTGAAAAATGAGTGTCGTGAAAGAATGGCAAACAGATCATCTTTTACTATTTTTCAAACTAGATTACTTGCTGAGAGTATGAACGCCACAATGAGGAGTTCAAGATGATTAATATAAAATATTTATTATTGCGATTAACACTTAAAATAATTGCAGTACCATTAGTTGCTTTTTTATTCTGGTTTATCTTAGTTGCTACACCATGAATAATACAATTTTTATATGTTTAACTTTGTCGATCACAAGGTGGTTTCTTATGGGCGCTAATCAGCCAACTGGATATAAGAAATTTTGCGAATAAACATATGAAAAAGAAGGGCGTAAATAGAGCATTTTTGAGTTCAAGAAGTTTTCTTTCCTTTGTCTTGAATGGGTTATGTGCTGTTGTTTACTTAAAAGTTTTCCTCCGCTTACTTTTAAGATTTACGCCCTTTACTAAAACCATCATTGTTAATTGGGAAGCTGAACAACACACAATCAAGATAAAATATGCCAACTGTCGATTATCGAATAAATAATAAAAAAGTACCTAGTGTAACAACTGTATTAGGAAGATTTAAAAACTCAACAGGTCTAGTTATATGGGCAAATCAAATTGGATTAAAAGGTCAATTATATCATGATGAATTAAAGAAAGCTGGAACTATTGGTACAGAATTACACGATCTAGCTGAAGCACATATTAAAAACGAATACTACGAATTACCAAAAGATGAAAAAGTAAGACATTGTTTTAATAAGTTTTTATCATGGTGGAACAACAATGAATATAATGTAACTTGGACAGAAAAAAATTTTTGTTCATCAAAATATTCTTATGGTGGGACCCCTGATTTACTTGTTAATGAAAATATACTTGTGGATTTTAAAACAAGCAAAGGGATATATCCAGATTATTTAGTTCAAGGCTCTGCATATGCACAGCTAATCAAAGAAAATCAAAACATAGATATAGATCAATTTATTATTTGTCGTTTTCCAAAAGACAATTCTGAAACAGAAATAAAAGAGTTTTCTAAAGATGATTTAAAATATGCTTTTAAATATTTTAAAGTTTTAAGAAAGGCGTTTGATTTAGATAAGCAAATCAGCAAATTAACAAGAGCAAAAGGCAAGTAATGAGTGAAATAAATAACCCAGTTCTTAACGCTATCAATGGCGTTATGGCTGATGTTAAAAAATTAGAAAATACTACTAAGAATGAGTTTGCTAAATATGATTATGTTAACATAGACAAGTTTTTAGAAGCGTTAAATCCTCTTTGTGCAAAGCATGGATTAATAATTGCACCCAGCGAAATAAGTTGTGATGTAATTGGCGATGCAAAAAAATGGCTGCATATAGTTTATGAATTTACGCTATCACACAAAGACGGATATGTTTGGGATAAAACTTTTACACGCAATCAGTTTGTTCCATTTACTGGTGGACAAGCCATGGGTGCCGCTCAATCATATACATTAAAACAATTTATGAGAGCGTTATTCTTAATACCAACTGGCGATAAAGTTGATGTTGATGAACAAGAAAATAAAAGATTTGATGGCAGTAAAACCACAAGACAAGATAACTTTACTCCAACTGGAGTAAAATTACGCAACACAAACAAAAAGGTATTTAACCATGACACTCAAGATCAGATTGTTTAAAAATAACTATAAAGAGGCTGGAGATAATAAACCAGCTTTTCAAAATGGATCAATTTCATATCCAGATGATGTATTTCAAGAAGATTATGTTTTTAAAAAAGGCACAAAACATAAAATAGGGCTATGGAAAAATGATGATGGATCATTGTCTATACAAATTTCTGAAAGAACTGATGTAACATCAACGCCACCTCAAAGTTCTCAAGATACTGAAAAATCTTTTGGCATTGATCCGTCTAAAATTATGGGAAGACCAGAATATCAGGCGGCACAAATGGAAAAATCAAGATTAGAAAAAGCTAAGGCAGAAAATGAACAAGAAGAGGATATTCCGTTTTAATGAGTGATAAATTTACAGATAAAGAGATCGAAATTTTGAAAAGAATAGCTGATAATCCTATCTTTAAGAATTTCGTTCCTTTTCCTGTAATGCAAAACAAGGTTCCTGTTTCTCTGCAAGATATAGCGCAAAGAGTTTGTGATTATTATGAAATTGATAAAATAGATTTTTTTAGCAACAGAAGAAGCACTATATATGTACAGGCAAGAAGAGATTATTGTCATTTAGCAGATAGACACACAAGGCATAGTAAATATCTAATTGGATTAGGTCTTGGGAAAGATCACGCAACAGTTCTACATCATTTAAAAAAAAAGCCAATTAATGCAGATAGGATAGAAATTGAACAAGTATAGATCAGGATTAGAAGAAAGAGTTGCAAAACAATTACAAGATTTAAAAGTTTTGTTTGAGTATGAAACGCTTAAAATTAACTATAAAAAACCAGAAAGAATTGCCTATTATAGACCAGATTTTATATTGCCCAATGGGATAATAATAGAAACTAAAGGTCAGTTTCCAACTAAAGATAGAAAGAAACACAAGTTAATTAAAGAACAATTTGGTGATAAATACGATATTCGTTTTGTTTTTTCTAATTCTAAAAATCGCATAGGAACTAAATCTAAAACTACTTACGCTATTTGGTGTGAAAGATTAAATTTTAAATATTCTGATTGTGAAATTCCAACAGCTTGGATTACCGAATGAAAAATCACATAAAAGTTTTTACAAGTTTTTGGGATATAGGCGATATTATAGCGCAATCGTATCAATGTTTTAATTGTGATAGTTGGTATGCTGTCGATATTCATCATATTTCTGGCAGAGGAATGGGCGGCAGTAAAAACAATGCAAAAGATTATATTGAAAACCTATCTGCTCTTTGTCGTTCTTGTCATAACAAAACATCAAACAAAGATTTTAATACTAAAGTTCGTATAGCAACATTAAGAAAAGTTGCAGATCAACTAGAAAGTAATTTAGATGAATAAAAACGACCCAAATTATCTATCACATGAATATTATAAAAATCTTGTAGCTTATCAAGACGCTAAAAGAATTTTAAAGAATTTAATAAAGATACAAAAAAGAACTGAAGATCAACAATATGATTTTTATCGTTTTCAATACAATGAAAAAATGTCCTCAGAAGATGCAAAAAGAAAAGCGTCTATTGATGTTAAAGTTACAGAGCAAGATAAGATCATTGAAGAAACAGAGGCTATTGTCGATAAACATTATGCTCTTATGCAAGGTTTAATTTGGACAAAAGATTTAACAATGGATTCTAACGCAACAAAAAGAAAAGAAATGGAGTTTGTTAAAATAGAAACATGATACAATCACAATTAAGTTTTATAGACCCAATAGAGTCAGATTTTAGGAAATTTAATAGAGAAAATCCTGTAATTTATACTTTGTTTAAAGAGTTTACTTTTCAAGCAATCAATCGTGGTCATAAAAAATTATCAAGTGAAATGATAATTAATCGTATTCGTTGGGAAACTAGCGTTATGAGTAATGATAAGGATTATAAAATAAATAATAATTATAAGCCTTTTTATTCTCGTATGTTTATGAACGAGCATCCTCAATATAAAGATTTTTTTTATAAGCGTACATCAAAAGCAGATATGGAGAATTATGAGTAAAGAAATAATATCATTAGTGCAAATTAATGAGGGTGGAAAAAACCCTAAGACTAATTTATTTGAAAAGCCTTTGTGGGAATTAAGTTTTGCAGATGATGAAAAAAGAATTTTAGGTAAGCCTAAAATGGAAGAGTATTTATCTAAAGCTTATGGAAAAACAGTACATCATTTTATAAGACGATTATCATTATTAAAAGATGATAGAAAAATCATACAATGGAACATTGTTTTTGATGATTATGATTGCGTGTTGTTAAGTTCTTCTGAGTTATGTGAGCAGTTATATTTAGGGCATCAAAGAAAAGATGATGAAAAATACGCTGAGTTAGAAAAGAAAAAAGCATCACCACCTAATCCAGCTTTATTTACTACAACAGCTAGTGAAAAAGCAGAAATAGAGCAAGGTAGACGGCATCCTGATTATAATTTCGATCAAGAGGACGCATTAAATTATATAAAGGCTCAAGAAATGAAAGAGTTTTTAGAAGATGAAAGCAAGGAGTAATAAAATGGCGGAAATTAATAGACTTTATACAAAATCTGATTTATGCGTTGAGTTAGGTATATCAAGCCGAACTTGTTATGATTTTCTCAAATCTCTTAAGGAAAGATTTCCTCAAGAGAAATCCTTAAACAGATATATTGGAAAGCGGCAACGCTTTACAAAAAACGATATGGAAAGGATTGTAGAATTATCATGTTTAAAATCGAGCAAAGAACTATAAAAGGAAAAAAATCTAAATATTATTCATTTAGAGGAACATTTAAAAACGATTTAGGGCAATCTAAAACATTTTCTTGGGTTTGTACTTTTCAAACAGATTATAAACTTGCTAAAAAGTTTGTAGATAATTATGAAAATAAACTAAAACAAACAAATTTAGTTCACGCTAAAATAAAATTTAACACATTAGCATCTTTAAAAAAAGATGATGATATAAGCCCACCTTCAGAAAAAACAAAAAAAATGATTGATAAGGTTGTTGACTATCTTGGTAATTATTATGTTCAAGATATTACAAATAAAATAATTCAAAGAGAAGCTTTTAAATGCTACCCTTTAGATGAAAGATTAAGAAAAAGCGCATGGTCTGATTTAAATCAGCATGAGCAAGAAAAAAAATCTTCACGCAATAATTCTATAAACAGAGGTTTTATTGGCATCGCATCATTAATTTTGCATTATGGGGCTAACGAATTAAAATGCTGTCAATATATGACGGTAAATCGTTTGCCAATTTTAGAAAAAGAACCAATGTATTTTACTAAAGAAGAGGTTGAACGCTGTTTAGCGTCAACATCACATTATCAAACAAAATTATTGTTAATGTTTTTAATATACACAGGAGTTAGATTAGGAGAGGCTTTGCCTATTAAGTGGGAAGATATAAATTTTGATGAGCAAAAACCAACTATACAATTTTATAGTACTAAAACTTTAAGTAAAAGACCTATACCTACGCCAATTCATAAGACTTTATTAAGATACTTAGCGCAATCAAATGAAAGAAAAGGTTATATTTTTCAATGGAGAGAGGCTTGGAGTAATAAAAAAGATGGTGAAGGCTTATATCAAAATTGGAGATATATGCTTGAACAAGCTAAAGTTGATACAAAAAAAACTCCTCATAAATGTAGGCACACACTAGCAACTTGGTTAAGAAAATATGCAGGTAGTAGTGTTGCGGATTTAAAAGAAATTGTTGGGTGGAAAAGTGATAAAACAGTTGCTATTTATAATCATATGTTGCCAGAAACAGCTAATATTCAAATAGGTAAACTTCCAGATTTTAAGATATAGAAATTCGTACTCTTGATGTACTCAGTTTGTTTTTTTGTGGCCTCATATAGGAAAATAAGCTATTTACAAATCATTGGTAAAGTTCTAATATCCTCGTATGTTTAAGAAAATACGAGAAAATCTAAACATTAATAAGAAAATGAGTGCTGTAAATAAGCAAGTAAAATCAGTTATGAGCAAAAATTTACGGTACTCATTATGTACTCAAGTTTTGTACTCACGAAAGGAAATATAAAATGAGTAATAGCTTTAATGGAAATTCAATTACTAAAGAAGGTAAAGAGTATTGTGGCAAATGTAATGGCACAGGTACTTATAAATGGGGTGCTAGTGTAAATGGCAAACCTTCAAATGTTGGTACTTGTTACTCTTGCCAAGGCAAAGGCGTTATGACGAAAAAAGATGTTAAGCGAAATGATTATTATTGGAATTATTGTGCGAGGATTATTTAATGACTAAAATAAATCCTAGAGTGGGCGATCAAGTTATCGCCCATGATACACTTAATATTATTAATGATTGTGTTGGAATTGTTCTTAAGATTGAAAGCACTTATCCAACAAAAAAAGATTACGAAAATAAAACTAATTCTGAAATTGCTTATGTTTGTGGTTTTGATTTTAGAGGTAATTTTATTTTAAAATCAAATCAAATAAAGGAGATTTTATAATGGTTATTTCTTTACATACACATAACGCCCATGAAAAATGGGTGCTAGAAAAACCAGATCATTTTACAGCTTGGGTTAGAACACTCCAAGGAACTATCAAGATGAAACAGCGTACACTTGATGCTGTTTTAGAAATAGCAAAAGAACTATCTGAAAAACACGATAAGAATATTTTGATTTATGCTGTTCGAGATCAATCTCAATGTTCTTATGCAACTTATATAAGAGGAGAGTGTAATGAATAAAGATGTAAAAGATATAATTGAAAAAATTAGAAAACTACAAATGAGAACAACTACTAATGGGTGTTCTCAAAATGAAGCTATGATTTCTGCGCAAAAGATTTCTGATTTAATGCAAACTTACAGAATTAAAGAAGATCAAATTAACTTTGATACTGATGAAATTAAAAGATTGTATTATGAATTTTCTAATGCTTTTGGTAGAAGTCATCATCCAGTTGTTTTTGCTCATGCAGGAATTGAGGCTATTTGTGGTGTGAAATTGTATTGCACAACAGAAGAGAGAACTGATGATAATTATAATATCAAAAAAATATTTAAGTTAGCAATTAATGGATTTGATGCTGATGTAGAACAAGCAAAATATCTTGTTTATGTTATACAAAAAGCGATTGATACTGAGATTGTTAAATTTAAAAAGGGAAATGTTTATAAAAACTCTGATAGGAAAGTGTCATTAGTAAATGGTTTTGCTCAATCTATGTCAGCAAGAATTGGTGAAAGATTGAAAGAAATGGCAAAAGATAATGCTTGGAAAACTTATCAAGAAAAGAAAAAGCAAAATCTTGAAACTGGGAAAGATTTAGTCGTTGTTAAAAGTCAATTAATAAATCAATGGCTAAAAGATAAAGGAGTTACTTTAAGATCATCATCAACAAGTCGCTCTAATATGTCAGCTAGTGGGTTAGGTCGTAACGCTGGAAATAATGTATCTCTGAACAAGGGTGTTCATGGATCAAGTAATCAACAATATATAGGGAGAGGTTAAAAATGTTTAATATTGAAAAAGAAAAAGAAAGATTATCAAAGGATAATTATAACAGAAAAACAGATTTACCAAAAAGATTACAGCAAGTTTATGATACTTTAATGGATAATGGTATTGAAGTTTCTGAAAAAAGTGAAGGTGGTCAATGGTGGTTTGAGTTAGGGGGAACTATTAATGGTTATTCATGGTGTGGTGGAGATATTGGTGGCTGTGGAACTATTACAGGATCAAATACAGGAGTTGTAGATATGATTAAAAATCAACCAATAGATTTGCACCTTCTTGATGGGGAGCAATATAAAAACAATTCAGATCCTACTTTAACAAAAGATCATCCAGATTATTGGGTAATTGATAAAGACTTTAATCCATATACAAAAAAAACTAACTTAAATACTTAATATCTTTTATAACTCCACGAGGAATGACTTGTGATCTACCATACAAATCATCCTCGTTGTGAGTATCTTTATCAGCTAAAATAACTATTAACTCGTCTGTTTCTTTATAAAGCCAACCTAGAGAGTCAATGCTACAAGCTTTTGATTTATCTAAGTCTTCTTTTTCAATCCAACTACCAACAGAATTTTCGTTAGTGTCCAGCCAAGTTACTAATACTATTTTCACTTTTTCTTTTTCTTTTTTTTCTTATCTTTTTTCTTATCTTTAGGCGGTCTGCCTTTTTTTGATCCGTAAGTTCCTTTTCCTGAGGGCATATTTTTCTCCTATATTGCGTTAATAATTAAGATGATAATTAAAGCGAAAATTCCTGCCTTAATCCAATCTTTCATTGACCATTCTGACCATTCTTTAAGATGTTCCCATAAGTCTTGTAAAAGTTTCATAATTCTCCTTATTTCTTTTTAAATAAATTCATAGCGCCTGATCCAGCTTTTATGCCGAAACTTGCCGAAATTGCTATGTAAAGTAGATTGTGGTAGTAGGTCGGCAAATCTTGAAGTGCAATAAATCCTGTATGAACATGATCTTGCAAAGGTGTGAAAACCAAAACGGCTGGTAAAAGAAGCACAATAAGACTTACTTCATCTTTCCATGATCCTTTCATTTGATCTACGGCGCTTTGCTCCCATGATACTTTGCCGGCAATCTGATCTTCTTTTAATTTTTGTGTTGCTTTAATTTCTGTTAATTTAAGTTCTTGTTTTGCTTTTTTTGTTTGAACATAACCACCAACAGCATCTTTAACAATAGACGCTAAAGGCCCAACTAATAAATTTAGCATAAGACACCTTTAATTTGATGATAGTAAATATATAAATTGCAAAATTCTATAACAACTAAACTTGTTAAAAGAACTGTAATAATTATTTTCATTTAATCTCCTCTAAAGTATCGCATAAATGCTGAACTCTGTTTGGTGCTTGATTTTTAGCCCACCTAGAGTCTTTTAGTTCTCTGACGATAGATTGTATGTCTTGTTGCTCTATTGCTACGAGGCAACGCTTAAAACGAGAAAATCCTGTTGGACCCAAGACAAAAACACACTCAATTACAACTTCTTGTATTTTTTCATGCAATTTGTCTAAATCAACTAAGCGTTCAGCACCCTCAACAGCTTTGTCAAAATCCTTATCAAATGTGCTTGATAATTCTTGTTCAGTATATTCTTTATTTTCAACAAAGTTATCTTCGTGAACAACTAAATGGCCATATCCTATAGTTCGCTTACCCAAACTATCTAAATAAATCTTATTCCTAAAACCTTCATTTTTCTTAATAGTATTTTTTAGTTTTTCAATGTCCACAAAATCTCCTTTTTTCTAATTTCATCTTTTAATTTTTCTAAATACAAAATAGCATCAGCTAATTCTTCTTGTGTATTTATTATCCAATGATCTAAACTTTGTTCAGATTTATCCATTGTGTTACCAAATTTTTTAATACCACTTTCAGATCGTTCAGCCATTCTTTCGAGAACTCGTTGAACGAGAGGATCTTTAGTCTTTATATTTTTCCTATCCATCTGCCACCTTTCTCCAATACCATTGGAATAAGTTGCGGAATTCCTTCTAATATAATTGCACAGCCTAAAACTGGTCTTTTAATATTTACTCTTGAATAAGCAAAAGCGAGTGAGTCTTTATCTATCAAACAACCAATAGTCATTCCCCAGCGCAAAGCTTCAGGCGAAGAAAAATATTTTAATTCAAATCTTGAATGATAATGACTTTGAACATAACCCTCATAATTTAAAGCTTGTGCAGATTTTAAACAATCAGCGTTCATATTATGCGTAAAATAATAACTTCCGTTTTTATCTTTAACAATCAAGCTATCGTGCCATTTCCAATTCTTTTTATTAACTTCTAATATGTCTGCGTAATCTTTTAATACTTGTTGCGGAAAGCCATGGAATTTTCTTTTACGATAAACCATTGACCCATGATTTGAATTTAGTAAATCTAATTTAGGAAAAACTTTTTCTAATTTTTTTATATCTTCTTTTGCTAGTTCAAGTTCTTTTGTACTATTTGGTAAATCTGGGTCGGAATCGTGAAACGATAAAGCTGAATAATCCAGTTCATCACCCGTCATTATATATTTATCTTTTGTAG